GGAGTAAAGTTTTCTGGAAGTCGAACATAGTTCTGATGTAAGCACGCGGTTGACCATGATTTATGATCTCCTTTTACGCATTCTTGGAAGTACTGAGTTGCATGCGCACATGACTCAAAGGTACCGATATATTCTCGGCTATCATCTATATACAAAATTAAAAGCCATTCTAACATAAGACCCCCTTGCTTAAGAAGTGTTAGTAGATTATACTCCCATGATGTTGATTTTTGAAACAAATTAATATATATTGAGGTCAACAACGCTAGTTCGCAAAAAATATGGAGGCTCAAATGCCAATTTCAGTTACACCTGAGACTGATAAGCCCTTACCTGATGACTTTGAAGCAGAAGCACCCACTACTTTTAAGAAAAAAGTTGAAGTTGCCTCTAAAACAGCTAAAGTTTTATTAGATGGTGGAGCAGAAATACCTGTAAGTACACAAGAAAAAATAGATGCTGAGCATTTATTTAAAGCATTTACAGACCTTGAAGATAATCCTGGTTTAAATAAGATTACAACTAAGACATTAGAAACACCAGCCACGGTTCAACACTTATACAAAATGCTTAATGACTACGATCAACAGGTTGTAGAAGAAGCAGTTCAGTTAAGACGCTTTATAACCAACAAATTAATTGAAGATACTGGACATACTGATGCTAGACATAGGTTAAAAGCATTAGAGTTGTTAGGAAAAATATCAGATGTGGGTTTGTTTAGTGAAAAAACTGAAGTCGTAGTTAAACATGCGTCGCTTGAAGATTTAGAAACACAGATTAAAAACAAATTGGCTAAACTAATCACTAAAGGTAAAACTATTGAAGCTTCTATTCATGATATAGAAGGGGAAATGGGAACCTTTGATTCTGAAGAAAGTGAAGAATGAGTTTAGATATAAAGGGGTTTACCCCTGAAGAGTTAAAACTTGCTTTCGAAAGCATACCTTCTTTGCCTAAACAAGAACAATTAGAATTGCATCAAATGTTGTCTGCTTTAGAAGAAATGAATAAAGTTAAACAAAGACAAAATAACTTTTTAGATTTTATTAAACACGTTTATCCTAACTATATTATTGGAGAGCATCATCGTAAACTGGCTCAACTCTTTGAAGACATCGCTAACGGAAAGAAAAAACGAATTATTGTTAATATTGCTCCTCGACATGGAAAGAGCGAACTCATTTCGTACCTCGCGCCAGCGTGGTTTTTGGGTAAGCACCCACATAAAAAGGTTATCATGGCATCGCATACAGCTGACCTTGCAGTTAATTTCGGTCGTCGAGTGCGTAACCTTGTGGGTTCAGAAGCATACAAAGATATTTTTCCAGAAGTTATGTTGCAATCGGATTCTAAATCGGCTTCGAGATGGGGTACTAATTATAATGGTGAGTATTTTGCCATTGGTGTTGGCGGCGCTCTTGCTGGACGAGGCGCAGATTTATTTATCATCGACGATCCTCACTCAGAACAAGATGCAAAACTTGGAAAATCTGATGTATTCCTCCCTGCGTGGGAATGGTTTCAATCGGGTCCCTTACAACGGCTTATGCCTGGAGGAGCCATTATTGTCGTTATGACAAGATGGTCTAAGTTAGATTTGACTGGACAGATTGTTAACCAGATGATTAAGAATGATGACGTTGATGATTGGGAAGTGGTAGAATTTCCTGCTATATTAGAAAATAAAGCGGGCGAAGAAATTCCACTCTGGCCAGAATTTTGGTCATTAGAGGAATTACAGTCTAGACGTGCAGCTTTAGATGTAAGATATTGGAATGCACAGTATTTACAGAATCCAACAAGTGAAGAAGGTGCACTAATTAAGAGAGAATGGTGGAATATATGGGAAAAAGAGACCCCTCCATCATGTGACTTCATAATTATGTCGTTAGATGCAGCTCAAGAGGCAAATAATAGGGCAGATTACAATGCTTTATTGACATGGGGCGTATTTTATAACGAAGAAGTCAATAATTATAATATAATACTCTTAAATGCAATTAAGAAACGCTTAGAATTCCCAGAGTTAAAAGAGTTAGCTATAGAAGAATACAAAGAATGGGAGCCAGATGTCTTTATTGTAGAGAAAAAATCTAATGGAGCTGCCTTATACCAAGAATTTAGACGTATGGGTATTCCAGTTGGAGAGTTTACACCTGGCAAAGGGCAAGATAAGGTCAGCAGAGTTAACGCAGTTTCAGATCTTTTCCATAGTGGTATCGTATGGGCACCCGATCATCGATGGGCTCACGAAGTGATCGAGGAGTGTAACGATTTTCCTTCAGGTCAGAACGATGACTTAGTAGACGCCACCACATTGGCTTTGTTACGATTTAGGCAAGGCGGTTTCATTAAGTTGCCGTCCGATGAGCCAGACGATATACCCGGATTTAGAAGTGCTGGGCAAAAGAGACTTTATGCTCTATAATTTTGCATTACAGATTGGACAATTTATTATTAAATTAACGATGTTAACTTTGTTAACTACGTGGAAAGTTATAAAGGTTACAAATTTACTCTTGTTAATCCTTGTAAATTTGTTAGAGATACAAATTAAAAAACTATTAGGAATTTACAATGGCAACGAATGATATTGATAAAAGTTTATCTCAAGCACCCAAAGGCATAGATGCCATGATGGCTGAAATGGCTGACATGGAGCCAGATGTTGAGATTGAAATTGAAGATCCAGAAGAAGTTACCATTAAAGCAGGGGGTTTAGAAATTGAAATTGATCCTGATGCTATGGACGATGATGAGTTCAATGCCAACTTAGCTGAAGAGTTGAATGATGATTTACTTCAGAATTTAGCCAGTGATTTATTAGAAGATTATGAAGGTGACCTAACCGCACGACGTGATTGGTTAGATACTTATGTAGATGGTTTAGATTTATTAGGGTTGAAGTTGGAAGATAGAACTGAACCCTGGGAAGGTGCATGTAATGTTTATCACCCTCTATTAACCGAGACTTTAGTAAAGTTCCAAGCTGAAACCATGACGGAGACATTCCCAGCATCGGGGCCCGTAAAAACGCAAATTATAGGAAAGCTAACTAAAGCTAAAGAAGAAGCAGCCAATCGTGTAAAAGAGGACATGAACTACCAACTTACAGACGTAATGACAGAGTATCGTCCTGAACACGAAAGAATGCTTTGGGGTCTCGGATTAGCAGGTAACGCATTTAAGAAAGTCTATTATGACCCAAGCCTTGAAAGACAGGTGTCAATGTATATACCTGCCGAAGACCTTGTTGTTCCTTACGGAGCATCGGATTTAGAATCGGCAGAGCGTGTAACTCATGTGATGCGTAAGACCAAGAACGAGTTACGGAAATTACAAGTCGCTGGCTTTTATCGCGATGTTGAGTTAGGCGAACCATCACATGACTTAGAAGAAGTTGAGAAGAAAATTGCAGAGAAGATGGGGTTTAGTGCAACCACAGATAATCGATTTAAACTTCTTGAAATGCATGTTGATTTAGATTTAGAAGGTTATGAAGACGAAGACGACGGAGAGAAAACCGGCATTGCTCTTCCTTATGTTGTAACCCTTGAACGTTCAACACAAATGATATTATCAATTAGACGTAACTGGAATCCAGATGATAATACAAAACAAAAACGTCAACACTTTGTACATTATGGATACGTTCCAGGATTTGGATTTTACTGTTTTGGTTTAATTCATTTGATTGGTGCTTTTGCAAAATCAGGCACAATGATTTTACGTCAGTTAGTTGATGCAGGAACTTTATCTAATTTACCTGGTGGCTTTAAGACACGAGGTTTACGAATTAAAGGAGATGATACTCCTATCGCTCCAGCTGAGTTCCGTGATGTCGATGTACCATCAGGCACAATCAGAGATAACATTTTACCGCTTCCTTATAAAGAACCAAGCCAAGTTCTTAATCAGTTAATGATTCAAATTATTGAAGAAGGTAGAAGATTTGCATCAGCAGCTGATCTAAAAGTATCAGATATGTCAGCTAATTCTCCTGTAGGAACTACATTAGCGATCTTAGAAAGAACTCTAAAAGTAATGAGTGCAGTTCAAGCACGTATTCATTATGCAATGAAACAAGAGTTTAGACTCTTAAAAAATATCATTCGAGATTACACTGATGATGAGTATTCATACGAACCTGATCAAGGTGATGAATATGTTAAAAAATCTGATTACGATATGGTTGAAGTTATTCCTGTATCTGATCCCAATGCAGCAACCATGTCACAGAAGGTTGTGCAATATCAAGCAGTAATGCAGCTAGCACAAGCTAACCCAGACATCTATGATATGGTCGAGTTAAATAAACAAATGTTAGAAGTGCTAGGAGTTAAAAATGCAGATAAACTAATTCCTAATAAAGATGATATGAAACCAGTAGATCCTGTTTCAGAAAACATGAATATTCTTAATAGTAAACCGGTAAAAGCATTTATCTATCAAGATCACCAAGCACACTTAGATGTTCACATGTCATTTATGAATGACCCTAAAATACGAGCTTTAGTAGGTCAAAGCCCTAACGCTGGTGTAGTGCAAGCAGCTATGGAAGCTCACATTGCAGAGCATTTAGCTTTTGAATATAGAAAACAAATTGAAGAGCAGCTCGGTGTTCCATTACCAAAACCAAACGAAGTTCTTCCAGAAGACGCAGAACTAGAAGTATCTCGTTTAGTGGCTAGAGCCTCTCAACAATTGTTGGCTAAAAATGAACAAGAAGTTGCTCAACAAGAGGCAGCTCAAATTGCTCAAGATCCTCTTACACAAATACAACAACGTGAGTTAGCAATCAAAGAACAAGAAGCTCAAGCTAAAGCTCAGAAGATGCAAGCGGATACAGAACTTGATATAGC